TTGGTTCTGGGAACTCTGGGTTAGCATTTAGGCTGAAGGCTAAGCCTGCCTCTGCCTTACCTGACCAGACCATGCAGGCCTCAGAACTTTCCTTACGTTGTTTCGCTATAACGATGGTTGATGAGGTATTATGTTGGTTTACAAAGATGATAAAGGAATCGGTTTCGTTTAGTTGGCCCATAACTATTGGAGCCTCGCCAAACTTTTCTCCCAGTATGTCTGCCATCCTTTCTATACTTGGTACGCAGAATATCTGCATCTGCACAAAGCGTGGGATAACGTCAGTAGGTGGTTCCTCCGCCATGACAGGTGAGATAAGTAATAGTAAAGATAGCAGTAAAGATTTCAAGATCGCTCTCCCATTGGGTCAGTTATTTCCTGTCGCTTAACCTGCTCAAGCAGTTCATAAAGTCTTTTAACTCTATCGTTCTGCCCATTTCTAGCGGCCCATTTGATCTTACCTTTGAGCGTTGCTATATCCTTCTTCAGGTTCCTGTTCATAATGTATCTGTTTTTATGTAGGTCTACATCATATGTTGTGCCACCGGAGAAGAACCTTATCCATCGTGCTACTTCAGGAGCATCCATTGATGTTTCCCTGAGAGCGCCCATGCCACCGTATGCGCGGGTAGACTTTACTTTGCCGAACTCATCCTTCATACGCTCACCAAAGACACCGGCTGGGTTAAGTCTGTTAATCTCTGTCAAAGGAACAAGAGCCTGAGCAAGATGCCACATCCTTGGAGGCAGGGATACACCTAGATAATCTTTGGACTCGTTTTTATGCTTGGTAATCTTAGACTTTCTGAACGTATCATAGTTAGCCACAATCTCTAATGGAACTTTGATAAGAGGTGAAGTCATCTCAGCCAGCAAAGGTGCCGGTTTAATAACTCTCTGAAGGTCAGCCATTGGCATTATATTCAGTAAGGTGAAAGCCTTAACGACTCCTCCAGACTCCTGACCCAAGAACACAGGAACACGATCACCCCAGAACGCGCCGTAGTCAGAGTAGTCTAAGTCTCCAGTCTCATGTTCAAACTGCTGTTTGGCTATGGCTAGTTTCTCTGCGCGTTGAGGATTTAGCACAAGACTCTTGAGTTGGGCAGGTATATTCTTTCTTGTCCAGGTGTAGAAAGGCATGAACCTTTTGAGAACATCTCGCTCAGTCTTGGATACATCAGTGTAATCAAACTGAGACTTCTTCACCTCCATAGATGCTATCTCAAACTTCCTATCAGTATCGTCTGCTATATTCCTTATCATCACAGGCTTGCCTGTAATAGGATCAGTTACTTCCTTTGTCTTAAACAACTGACCTTCGTACTCAGACAGTTTCCTTGGGTTCTTTTTCATCTGTCGGAGAGCGTGAATAAATACTCCGTACCTTGCATTACCTTCTATCGTACCACCAAGGCCAAAGCCTGCCTGAACTGCTGGGTTGTCCTGCCCAAGAGTTCTGCGTAGTTTACTTCCTTTACCAACAGCGGCTAGTTGCTGCTCCTCTAATCCTCTTACGATATCCTTTCTGTAGTGACCGGCTGTGATTCCTCTCTCTCTGGCTGCCTGGGCTATCTCTTTCATAGAGAATCCAGTGCCCATGAAGTTTGGAGCGTTCCATTCTCTTGCTGATATCTTTGGTGTTCCTTTATAGAACAGACCTTTGCCTCCTCCGATATCAGTAATGAACTTCTGCCTTGCTATGTCACTACCGTTAAACCTAGCATAATACTGTAGTTTAGCGGCGGCATTGAATACAGATACAGCTTCTGGTATGTTTACTCCAAGACCAGATATAACATAAGCATTAAGAATGTTACCCACGGCATTACGAGTGTGGTAAGCAGGACGAACACCGAGAGTCCAAGCCTTCCAGCCATTTTGTATCTCATCATAGAATTTAAAGAACTTCTTGATCTCCTTCTCAGATGCTATATCACCACGCATTAAGGATAGCACATCTTCAACCTGACGTTTGATCTGCTTGGGAGCCATGAAGATTTCAGCACCATCTTCTTTGGCTATACGCCTAGCCTGATCTGCTATATTCTTTGCCTCATTCTGTGCTTTAAGTAAAGCGCCAGTTTCTGCTCCTTCAAGAAATTGTTTTTTGCTTGTAGATACACTGTATCCTCTAAGCCTTGCCTCTTCTTTAAAGACACTATTCCAATGACTGTCCAGTACCTCATTAGGTACGTTGCGTCTAGGTATACCTTGAACCTCTACATACCCTAGTCCTTTAGGGTCTACAACTTCTTCAATATAGTTATCAATACTTGTATTAGTAGGATCACTGCGCTTTGCTGGGTTTGCTGTTCTTGCTACCCATATCTGATTGCCGTCTTCATCGAATTTTCTTTTGAGCCAGAACCCGATTTGTTTCTCTTCCTTCCAGGGTTGCTCCTGTACAAATCTCTTCCAAGCCTCGTAATCTACACTACCATCAGGTTTCTGAAAAGTTCTTCTTACCCACCCATCCTCTGTTGGACCTTCTCTTACATTAGGCTCATACTCTCCAGTCTCTTTATTCTTTACATGACCTTTCTTTGACCAATCAAAAGCATCGCCTGCTCTACCACCCATTGCCATGACACCACCTTCAGGCTGCAAGCCGGTCACTCTATAGTTATCAGTGATCTCATCAATAGCCCACTTGTTCTGCATAGCCACATTCTGCCTATCCCAACGCGATGCCATAGCGATGCGCGGATCAGACTGAAAGAACTCAAAGGCATTGTCAGCAGGGTTAGGTCTTGAACCATGACTGCCTATTACAAGGCCCATTGCCTCTGCTCTCTCAGCATTAGCCTCATCAATAGTCTTCTTGTCTAGGACGTGCCTTTCCTTTTTATATCCTGTCCTGAAGATAGGCTCACCAAACTCATCAAAGGATTCTATAAACTTATCTTTACCGGCTTCGACAAACTCTCTACCTGGCTTGGATAATATTCCAGGGAAATAACCTTTGCTTACAACTCTGTGCATTGGTTGACCAGCAGCCTCAGACAATTCGTAAAGCCTGTCACCCATCTTCTCCCACTTACCCAGCATCTCAACACCTTCATCACCAAGCATCCTTCTTGCCTGACTTGAGATAGCATGGAGTGGCATTAAGGAACCATCTTCATTGTAATAATGAGCGTCTACTATATCCTCACCTGTTTTTGGGTCTTTCTTAACTATAGGTTTATTAGTTTTTGGATCATACCTTATCGTTCTTTTACGCTGGGCTTCTTCTCTGAAGACTTTTAGTAGGTCTTCCATTGGAACATCTTGCTGTCTCTGCCTTGCTGTGAAGAACTGGTTTAATGGCCCCAGACTATCGGCCATTTCTTTTTCAAACATGGCCTTGTAGTCTCTGCTTGCGTCATAGGTTTTCTTGGCTTCCTTTGATTTGCCAACAGGAATGTTAAACATTCTAGCTAGATCAGGCAGGCCTATATCAGCCTCACCAAACTTAGCATCCATCACCTTCTTACCGGCAGACTTCAGCACAGGCGTAGCACCAGTGACCTCGCCTGTTTTAGATATCGCTTTCCCCAAACCTCTGACAGCACCAGCACCCAAGTAGGTGAGAGGATCAGTAGCCACATCACCGGCAAATCCCAGCACACCCTTGGTGAATGGACTTAGGTTATCAGGTAGAGCATCTTGTGTTCTTACCTCATCCTCTCCCAACCATCCAGACTTCATACCTTTAAAGAGTCCTTCTTTAGGTGTCAAGTCTACACCACCTAGCGAGGCAAGTATATCGCCGCCTAGTTTACTCTCTCTTAATCCTACCTTTAACGCCTGTGATGGACGTTCAATCAAAGCCAGATAATCTAAGACACCTTTCTCATCGCTACCTCTTTCCGGTATCTTGGTGTCGTACTTGTTTTGTAGATTCTTTAGTAGAAGTCTTTGCTGCTCTTGCTTTGGTCGTTGTAGGAATGAGTCAGGAACTTGAGCGTTAAAGTCACGCCCTCGGAAACTGAATTTAATATCAGGCATTATTGCTCATTGATTACGATTTCGTCTTCTGTTGCTACTTGCGTTCCACCTAATCCTTGTAACATCTGTGCTGCAAGTGTATGCAAGTCGGCATCATTCTTGATTTCAAAGCCAGCATATATATCAGGAATTTTAATGACACTGCTTTTAATAAACATTGCTAACTTATTAACAGCATTTTGCTGATCTCCAGAATCGTACTGAGCCTTTAACTGCTGCATAGCAATAGCCTCTTTAGAATACATATCTTTCATCTGGGGTAGACCACGCTGATAATCTCCAGCCGCCTCTGCTTGAGTCTTCTCAATCTTTAGTTGATGACCGCTTACCTCTGCGGCAAACTTAGGATCACCGCCCGACCTTATAATCCTGTCATAGATTATCTTAGCGTCATCAGGAAGTGAGCCATCTTTATTCTTTATAGACTCAATAATCTTTGCCTGCTGTATATCATTATTCTGTATAGCGTCTGCCTTGAGCAAGTCTAAAGCATCCTTCATATAGGTATTCTTGCTACCAGGGTTATGCGCTGAAAGAATGGCATTGTGTACAAGGATCGTTTTGAGATGCTTTGCGTTACTAGCCTTACGTTTCATTTCAAGCTCAACCCTAGACCCTAGTGTAGGTTGCCAGTCATCAGGGATGGTTGTTCTTCCTCTCACTTGCTGGCCGACTGTTGAGCCTACGCCGCCAGTCCTAACCTCATCCGACTTCTCACCTCCTCCCATCATTTCATAACCAAGAAGACCTGTCGCTCCTGCTCCTGCCGCAGACTTCCACGGGTTTCTCTTGACAATACCCGGGACCATAGGCGCAACATACCTACCTAATAAACCTAAAAGCGCTGCTGGTGCTGCCATTATTTCATCCTCATTGAAGGTAGTGTAGCCCAAGACTTATTGCCGCCACCTACTGCTGTACCATATGGAGTAGGCGGTGGGCCGCCTTTCATGCCTTTTGCAAGATTAGCAAGAAACATCATGCGGAGATATTTTTGCATTTCATCCTCTTCAGGTTGTACAAAAGCGTCTGCCTCCATCCCTGCGTGTTGTTTTGCTCCGGGTCCACGCTCCTGTAAAGACTTTATAAGTTCAGGGCTAAACGGTCCAGTGTTAGCCGCCTTCTTTGTTAGGTCATCCACAAGACCTGGGCTAAATGGTGATGACTTAATTTCAAAGCCATGGGGTCTTGGCCTTTGACCTCTATTAATCTCTATAGACAGAGGATTCCTAACCACTTGAGGTATACCGTCTTGCAATTCAACGTCATAGTTCCTATAGATATCTCTAATAGGATCACCTATCGCCTTTAGCAAAGGATTGCCTTCGTATATCTTTTCCGCAAGCCCCGATATTCCCGAGGCTCCCGCATTACCCTGCTGTAAGAGAGCCGCTGCTTGCCGCCTTCTCCTTTCTTCTTCTGTCATAAATGCTGGCATATTATTCTCCTACCTAAACAATCCTGCTAAACCTGTTCCCAGCGCCGCTCCCATAGGACCGCCTGCGGCCATACCTATACCGCCTGCCAAGGCAGAGACAAGAGGATTAGGACCAGCAGGGCCAGTAGATGTAACATTACTGCCGTAATCACCAGAGATAGACGCAAGGTAATTCTGCAACCCGATGCTTGGCAACTGAGATTCATACTCATATCTAGCCATTGCGCTGTCAATACCTTTCTGATCCATAGCCTGTCGTTGCTGACCGACCTGATCCTGTGCGGCTATGCTGGTAAGAGGAGCAGACATTACGCCGGGATATTGCCCAAGATAACTTGTTCCAATACCTGCGCCTGTAGCGCCTTGCCCGATACCAAACTGTTGCGCTCCTAGCCCCATCTGGGCCGCTCCCATTCTACGATTCTGGGCTTGATTATAAGCGTCAAATTCTGCTTTAGCGAGGTTATCGTTTATATTTTGCTGCGCTGCGGAGACTGCGTTAGCCTGAATTATATCGCCTCTGGTACTTCCTCCGGGCTGATACTGTACTATCTGTGATCTAATGCCGGGCAGGACTTCGCCGGTTAATTGAGCCATTGCCTGACTCCTATAAGCATCAGCAAGAGGATCAAATGTAGATGCATCAACCTCTCCACTAAGCAAACCGGAATACTGAGTGCCCGAGAACGGCGTAAGGTCTGAATACCCTGCCGAGGTCATTGGACTTCTCATAGCAGTTCCGTAATCCATTAAGTCTCTACCGTATCCAAGACCGCCTAACTGTGTAGTTTCCGCTCCCGCCTGTAAGTTAGCAGTTCGCGGTCCAGTTGCGTATGTCAGAGCAGACCTCTGAGCCTCAAGTGAGGCTGGATCAAAACCGGCAATACGAGTGCCTGAATAATAATCGGGAGTCATCTTGCCTGTTTTATATAAATCTTCCGCTCTCTTAAAACCTGTCTCTAAATAAGGCTTCTGCTCATCCCACGGTTCAGTCCGTGTAGTCTGTGTTTGGCTTCCTCCTGACATATATTACTCCCTCATTAACTCAACCCCAACAAGAATCGGGCCTTCATGCTCCGCGATACCTGTCGGGAAATATGGATAATAATCATAATCATCTCTATCTTCCCTATAACCTGATCTTTCCCACGCTCCTCCGCCGTAAGTCCATCGTGGATAGACATACTTATATCCTTCAACATCAGGCATAGGGAGTCCAGAACCATATGATCCAGAACCTCCTACATCTGGGTCCATAACAGAGTCGGGAACCTTATAGGATGATGTTGATGCTGTTGACCAAGATACAGGCACATCTGGCGTATAGCCTGTAAGTCCTGTTGGCCCGGTGTAATTTAGAAAGCCCGGCAAATCTGCCAGACCTGTTCTTGCCGCAGCGCCAGAACTCCAAGGACTATAATCAACCTGCAAAAGACCCGGAGCCAAAGGCTGTGATATTGGTATAGGTGTTCTTACTGCCATTTGTTTTTAATATCCTTTGTTATTACTGAGTATTCGTTATCCCACTTCAATTTCTTTGCAAGCCCTTTTCTTGTCCATGCCTCTATAGAGGAACATTCATGTCTTACACCAAATCCTTCAATGATATCTATAAAGTCTTTCCATAATGCATAATCGTGACCGCTTTTAGACGCAAAGGTTATGATCCGTAAAACTTTCTTTCTTGGGTAAGTTATTACCTCTGTAACGCCAGCGCAGAATATCTCACCGTTATCTATACCTACCCATAATACCTCTCTGCCATCAAGAATAAGGTCAAGAATGTCAGACGATAACATCTCTCCGTCTGAGTGTACCAAAGCCTTGTCTAACAAAGGTTTTACATCTTCCCAAACTTGGTCGATATCATTAGGATTAACTATTAATAGATTGGGTTTATTCTTGTCAATTAGACTTCTAGGTGGCTCTATAGATTTGTCCATGATGTTCCGTTGTAGAAATATATCCCTTCGCCGCTGCCCGGGTTCCAATCAGTTCCGTCTGCATATCTAACATCACCAGTTCTAGGGCGGGAAGGTTCCGCATGAATCCTCTCAAGACGGAAGGTTGCTTGGTTATACAGGATGTTGCCTAGCCTTTTAAGCTCTGTAACCATATACAATCCTAAATCATCAACCTCTTCTGGGAGAGGTCCAGGCTCATATAGCGTTACACTTTTCTGTACACGGTCAGCGTAGGTTCCCATTAGTAAGACCTAGACCCTCGCTGCCCTATATTTCTAACATCAATAGAATACCCGTCTAACTCCCAATCCATATCGGTGGTAGATTCAAAGCGAACAGCATATAACTTACCTGTTCCTCTTACAGATACTTTGGACTGTGTATTTGGGTTGAAGGTTACAGGAGCGTTCCAAGTGATACCTTCCTCTGTTGACATTGAAGTGCCTAGATATACATTGATATAGTTATCACTACTAATAGACATTTTAGGCCAGATAGCACTAATCCTTTTTACATTCGCATGGTCAGCCTGACCTTGCTCATTCATAGTCAGACCGCTTCTTTCTATGTAAGAGGTCATAAGCGTGGTATCTTCTTTGTTGCCAGAGTTATCTCTGTACAACTTAGTATTGCTAGGATCGGCAAAAAGGAGAACCTTGTCCTGTAGGTCATAACTCATAGTCCACGGACCTGTTATACTCTCCCATGTTTCCGTTGTCGCAGCCCATGTAGTTGCTCTTATAGGGTTGCCTACGTTGCCGTATCCTATATGCGCTAAGTCTGGTATATCTCTGATGGTAAATGTGTTGGTAATATAGTTCCAAACAACAGCCTTATTCGGCTGATTTGTATCCGCGCCGTCAGCAGTGAAACAGAATAGTATCTCTGTCCTTCCGTAGTCTGCGGTTACAAAACACTTATTGGTCTGCGCTCCATCAATTGACTGAAACACATACTCCTTCAGCTTCATAGGAAGGATAGGCTTTATCCTTTGACCGTCATTGATATAGAAATTACCTTTACCAAAGATAGCATGACCGCCATCAAACTCTGCTACGCAGTTCTTAGATATTGCGCCAATAGTGGGAGATAGCTGTCTGAATGAAAAGATAAATGGAGTACCTACAAAGGTCATAGAGTATACAGCATCCTCCTTGTAGATCATAAAGGAGTCTCTTAACTGTAGACCGTCTAATATGTCTCCTTTCGTATCTGCTAGTTCAAATTCTCCAGCATCAACCGTACTCGTAGTCTCGTTCCATGAGGTCGGTAGGGTTTGTGTCGCAGATTCCGTACTCCACTTGACAACCCTTGGAAAGTTTATCCCATCTTTTGTGATATTAAGAGCAACCAAGAACGATCTAAAGGCTCTCATCGACTTGCATAATACAGATACGGTTACTGGATCATTATCCGAATGAGATGCTGCTGAAGTGCTTTCTGCTCCTCTAGTGCAACCAGTAAAGGTTGTAGATGTTACTCCGGTATAGGTGATCTTTTCGGAACCTATATTAATAGTTCCTGCTGAAGGAAAATCCTCTGTGCTGTCAACCGTAATCGTGGTATCCGAGTTATTAAGCGCTCCGTTAAGAAGTGTATAACTAGGCCAATTGGTTAAATCTTGCATCTTCTGGCTGGATATAGGCTTGCCATCCGTTAGCGCCCAATACTGAGGTTTATCAAAGTTATTGGTCATTGCCAGGACACCACCGATAATGGTGGAAGTCCAGCCTTCATCTGCTGTAGCGGAATATGTACCGCTAGTTCTGGTAATATTATACCACTTGTTTGATCTTGTTACAGTTGCGTCATCTGAATGTGAGGCGGCTGAAGTGCTATCAGCGCCTCTTGTACAGCCTGTGAAGGTTGTTGTCGTTTTACCTGTATATGTAATATTCTCATTATCTACAGAAATCGTACCTATTGATTCAAATCCTGTCGTACTGTCTACTGTTACTGTAGTATCGGTATCATTTATAGAGCCGTTCAATAATGTAGATGAGCTTGTATTATCATAAGCGTATATAGACGCAAGGCCAGCAACAACCCAAAACTCAGGAGTTCCTAGCGTTATCTGAGTTATATAATACGGAGAGATAGGACAGGTAGACATTACCTCTGAGTAACCTGGACACTTTTTTATAGAGCCTTCTTCAGTCTTTACGTTATTGCCGTCAGACCATACGTTAGGAGGCAAGTTCCATGAACTCTTCTCCTTGACAATCCCAACCTGACCAACATTGTCTACAGCAATTAAAGCCATTAAATGTACCTAACGTGATATTTATCTACTTCTGCATCAGGGCTTTCAGGCCAGCCCCAGTTGGTTTTATCCACGGTTCGATTTACCGTTTCAGTTTCCGGGCCAATGGTTTCCACTCCCTCATCATCGTAGGTGGACAGGTATCGTTCTTCCTGAATCGGATGGTTCTGGAAGTTACGCACTGCATCTACAGATGCGAATGCCTCTACCCCAGACTCTAATGAATTACCGTGAGCGCGTACCTCGTTGCGGTATGTTCTCCATTCATCAGTCATAGCCGATCCGCCGTCTGCCTCCCTTATAACTCTCCAATCTGACGAGGATAGGAGTGACCCGACATGAGCATTGATCTTAGAAATCAACTGCTCTTTCAGTTGCTCTACGTCTTTCTCTGTGGAGTCGTAAGAGATCACCCATTCACCGTCAGTGAAAGAGTAGGACTCTCTGCCAGTGTTGTAGTAGCGTGAGTCAGGTACGTCTACCCTTGCTGGTGCGATGCCTATTGCCAGTAGTTCTGGCTTAGTCCACTTACGGAAGATACTGGCAGGGTGTTGGATGCCATTCACGGTTATGCCGCGAGGCGTTTTAATTGTTCCAAATGTTTCTGAGTACCACATAATTACCTCGCGTTAGATGTTTTGAATGGTGATTCGGCAATGGCATAGTAGATGTAGGTATATGCTTGATTCTTATTTGCCGAAGAACTACGAGCCTTAAATCCATTGCTTACAAAATCATAACCAGTTGATGCTGTCGCCTCCGAGTCAGCAACATCAGGAAATAAAGTTTGAGTTACCATGTTATAAGTATCCCGTTTGTTATCAAAGATTAGCCAGTTATTTCCAGCAGAGTCTATATTTTTTATCAACAGCAGAGCCGGTTTGAACCCACAATAGACAAATGTTCCATCTACATCATTATTTCCTTCATACGATCCTACCTTGCTGTAGCCTTCTATGGATGAGAAGCAGTAGGCTATGTAATCCCGGCCATCAGCGTTCAGGCCATCTGTCCAATTTGTATAAAACACACTTGGAGTTGGGGCTGATAAAGTGCCGTTACCAGACTTATCAGACTCCGCAGCATCGGTATCTAATCTTAAAATATAACTGGAACTTGTAAGCGCGTTAGGAACTTGAACAGCCCAACTAGCGACAGTGTTTGTAGATTTCGAAATAATCAACTCAGGTTTAACATTCATGCCATGACCAACGGTTCTGCTGCCAGAGGAGGTCAATGTTCCAGAGTAAGTCAAGATTGAAA